CCGCGCATGTGGATCAACTGCTTTATGCCCAATAGCGCGTTCGCCACTTCCTCTACGTCAACCTTCCCTTGGCGGTCGTAGTAATACTTAAATAGCGTCTCCACGTCTTGGTCAGAGCTCCACAGGTTCATAATAGCTTCCTCAAGATCAAACCTTGTTTTGTTTAGGCTTGGGTTTAGCTTCATCTTTCTTAGACTCCTCTTTTCTTATAGCGTTAAACAAAACATCAAACGTTTCGCGTAGCCTAGTGTTTAATGCCTCCAATTGGTCGGTGATGTTGTGCAGGGAGTACTCCACATCGTTCCGGTTTGCGTTTGGTGCGCCGTATGTCAAGACGCGTACGGTGCTAGCCAAAACGTCTAGGTCGATGCTCACCGTCTCAATGTCGGTTAACTCTTTGTAGTGCTTCATACCCCCATCTCCTCTTTTATAAGGTCAATCGCCCGCTTGAGGTGGTACCGCCAGTATTTGTCCGTGACCTCAATGTCCGTTGCGTTGTTGCCTGTTAAGAACGCCTCAAGCACCTCCCGTTGCTTTTCCGGCATCTTAGTTTCCATGATCCGCTTTACATCTATCAGATCATCGTGCGTCCACGGCAACCACCCATCGGATGCCTGCCCCGGTATCCCCTCCACATCCTCTTGCTCCATCAGATCCGGCTCCTCATCAGACAATCGAGGTGCCGCGCAATTTATTTTATATTTTGTAATAATCATGGTAACTAAAAAGTGCTGCAGAATAAATGTTTCCCATTCCTGCGGCGAGGGAAAGCATGAGACCATCCGGCGCAGGTTGAGGGTGTGATATAAATCTTTCGTCCACCTCTGTTCTGTTTTTGATCTCCGGTATGCTCCCCTTTCTGATGTCGTTAAGTAGCAGGCAGGTTTCCAATAGCCCGCTGGCGCCCACGGTGTGCCCAATCCTTTGCTTGTAGGATGTGGCGATGAAGTTGTCAAAGTAGTGCTCAATTGCTGCCCTTTCGGATAGGTTGTTAATTGGTGTGCCAGTGCCGTGTGTTTTTATTAGTCGCACATCGGTTAGCGGGTGCCCGTGGGTCGCCCCCTCAATTGCTTTCTTGTACCCCTGCCCATCAGGTCGCTGACCCAATGGGTTACTGTTGTCCTCTGACGCACTGTACGCGTTAAGTAACTCCGCCGCAACCGGCGAGTCACACGCAAGCACCGAACGCTCAGACTCAAACACCGCCAACACGCCTCCCTGCCCCAAGTAGAAGCCGCCGTTTTTGGAATCAAACGCCGACGGTACTGCGCCCCGCGCCTCATCGTCCAAGCAGATGTTGGCCTTGGCGGATCCAAAAAAGTTCATCACCGTGTTGGTGATGGAGTCCTCAAGACCAAGCACATACACGCGGTCGAACCCGTAGTCCCGGATAAGGTGTCGCACATCCATCAGTACTTTTAAACTAGACGCGCAGGTGCTTGCGTCGGTGGCCACATAGTCGTTGGCGTGGAGTTGTGACGCAATGCGGGCACCGAATATGTTGGTGACATTTAGCACCTCCACCTTGTAGGCGTAGGCGAGCGAGTTGGTCAGGCATTGGTTGTAGAGCGGCACCCCGCCCGTTCCCCACACCTGAGATCCGCCCGCCAATATGAAACCTATTTTGCCAGGGGCCTTGTTGTTGCACACATGCTTGACCATGTCTTCGGTGACTAAACGGTCAGCGATGCGCTTAGGAGCCTGAAATAGCCCCGTCTTGGCCTTGTCGTAGGTCTCAGGGAACCAATGCACCCGCTGCGGAAACACGGCGTCTGAGATCACCTTGGTGGTCTCAGTGCTCATGGTTTCGTACTTGGTCAGGTAGATTCTCATTTTAGTTTCTTTAGAGCTTCCGCCATGTCGGTAGGTTCCGTGGTCTTGTGGGCGTCCACGAAGTCAAAGATCCGGCGCAGGGTCATGCTCCTGCGCTGGGTGCCGTCCTCCAAGGTTACCGCAGTGGGGGTCAGCTCCTTCAACTTCTCCTCTGGGATCCCGTACATGTCCGCCAAGTAGATGCTGAACATCAGCGTGTCGAGACTATCCAAGTTTAACTCAACGGTCTCCTGATCCAATGACGTGGCTTCAACAATGTTTATGCCTGCCGGCTTGGCGAGCTTTATCAACTCGTTTGTTAGTAGAACCCTGTCCATCATACCTCCATCTTTAGTTCGTTCATAAGGGCGTCCTGCCCGCTTATCTTGCCGTCCAATACCTTCACCACCTGCTCATCGATCGTGCCCCCTAGCAAGATGTGGTGGATGATCACGGGCTTCTCCTGACCCTGCCGGTACACCCTGGCGTTGGCTTGGATGTAGTTCTCTGAGCTCCACGGCAGATCGTACCATACAACCTGCGCGATCTGTCCTTCGTTGCACTGTAGGTTCAGACCGATCCCGCCAGACTGTGGGTGCGCTAGCATGATCTTGATCTTTCCCGCGCGCCACATATCCAAGTTGCTATCTGACAACTCCTGCGCCTCCGGGAACCGCTCCTTGAGTTTCTTCAGAGCCGTCTTGTAGTGGTAGAAGACCAAAGTCGGGTGAGGGTTCTCCTCAACCAATGACTCCAAGTACTCAACCTTGACATCATGCGAGATAGCTTCCCCATCGTCGGTATAGATCGTGCCACTCGTGAACTGAAGCAGTTTATTCGCAAGCGCCGCAGCCGTGACTGCCGTGACTTCCTTTCCATCAATTTCACTTACCATCTCCTTACGTAATTGTTTGTACTTACCCATAACCTCCGGCGAAACCGTACAGTTATGGTACAAGTTTGTGAGTGGTGGCAGTGTCAGGTAGTCCTCCGCCCGCAAACTAAAGCAGATGTCCGCCACTCGATCAAGTATCTGCTTGTCCATCCCCGGTCGCACCGCCCACTTATACACCTCATTGGTGTGTCGGTTTATCTCCGCAGGGTACATGTAGGTGTTTCGGAACGCGGTCAGCGTTTTACCTAGACGATCCCCTTGATCCAATATACCAACCTGCGCCCACAGGTCTGCCATGCCCTGCGGGGTTGGTGTGCCGGTCAAGATCAGGCGTCGCTTGAAGTCTTTCAGAATCTTCTTGAGTGCCTTGAATCGCTTGGTACTTGGATCCTTAAACCGCGAGCTCTCATCGATGATCAGATTCTCAAACATGCCCGGCAACCAGTTCTCCACCAACCAAGGCACATTGTCCACATTGATAATGTACAGGTCGGCGTCGAACCGGTGCAGTCCGCTTAGTCTTTTCTTGGCCGTGCCCATGAGTTTGACTACCCGGATCTCCTCGAGGTGATCCCACTTCTTGCACTCCTGCGCCCACACCGACTCCGCGACTCGCTTAGGTGCAACCACCAAAGTCCGACCCCAAGTCGAGGCTCTCCTGATAATGGTGAGAGCCGTCACAGTCTTTCCCAACCCCGGCTCCATGAACAACCCCATGTGCGGCGTTCGCTTTGACTGAGCGACCATTTGTTTTTGGTACTTGTGCATCTGTGATTCGTAAAGCATTTAGCACTTCCTTTTCTTTGTCGTGCAACCAATCCGCCAATTTGTACAGATCTTGGTATTGGTAGTTTGATTTTGCGGTGTTTGCTTTCTTAGATATGAAAACAACATTTTCTTTTATGTAACCAAGGCCATTAAAAACTCTGTCCAATGTGGGGCTATCTTGAGAGTACCCCCTTCGGTTAAACCCCCAAACAAATGGCGTATTAAAAATAGGGCATTTGTCTGGGGCAATGTCAAGTAAATACTCTTTGGTTATATTAAAATCTAAATTTTTTCGTTTTGCTCTGTATTGGGCAGACGTAAACAAAGATTGAATATGACCGGATTTTGTTTTTAAATGCTTATAAGATAGTTCTTTATATATTTTTAAAGTACTTTCGTCGACCCAACGCTCATCAAAATAACCATTTTTTACTTTTGATTTTAGACGATAACCAACAAATACTAAACCATCTTCTCTTTTTTCACCCATTTTAAAAGGTTTGTTAGTGTTGGGGTTTAGTCTTTTCATTTATAAAGTCCTCAATGTCTTCCTTAGACCTTAATACGGTTACCGGATGCCCTAAGTCGGCTAATTGAGCGAACACTAACTGCTGCCTTTTTGACAGCACCCCTGTCTTTGTTTTTAGCTCCACCAAGTGGATCTGTTTTTTGAGAAACACAATCCGATCGGGGACTCCCGTTATCGTGCTGATCCACTTTAGGCTCAGACCCCCCAGTTCTTTTACCCTTTTGCTTAGATGCTGTTCGATGCTCTTTTCTAACATTTTTTTGGATCTCCATGTTGATCCCGGTGGTAATCTGCTTGACGATGTGTTCGGTTAAATATGCGCGTGACTCCTCACCGATCTCATCTGGTGCCTCCCCGATGTGCTCAAATATACGGCACACGCAATGTGTTGCCTCATGTGCGATCACACCGGCCAAGAACGCGGGATCCTCCTCAACGCACTCCTTCAAATCAAACGCCATGATGATCACCGCGTGCTTACCGTCGGTCAGGTAGTGCGTCTCCGCGATGCCCTCGTCGAGAGCGGTCGCCTTCTCAGTGATGCCGTGATCCTTGAGCACGCGCTGAAATGTTTCGTTGGAGAAACATAACTTTATCTGCGACGGGAAGTGCCCGCAGTCCACATGGTAGTACCCCCAATTTTTAGGCATTATTTATAATCCTTTTATTTGTTAACAATTTTTTCCCATCGAATACGCGGAACATACTCAATGTTTGTTTCCGCCCTTTTTCTGTTGGGCATGTTCCACCCTCCGCGGGGAGCTAACTCAGCGACTGCCACCCACCCGGCTCCGCGTAAACTCGCCCCCGTCTCTTCTTTTTGCGTGTATGTTATGCACTTAATATAACCTAACGCAGTGGCAGCCCTGGCGATAGACCCGTATAGCATAGAGTTTGCGTTTTTGGTGCCTAATGTGCATGTACGCGTCACCTCCAAGGTAAGACCGTCGTCCAATAGCCTTGCGACCGGCCTGCCCGCCACGGCAACCCCTATCAGATCGTCACCATCAAACAGACCCACGCTGAACTTATGACCCTGCGGGGGTTTGTTGTGCCTGTGATGATCAGCGACAAACTGTTGTGCTTGCTTTAGAGAGATCGGTCTGATCTTCATGTATCAAGCATCCGCAATCGCCCCCGATATGCGTTGGTTGTAGCGTGGGTTAATGATCTGAACCCCATCCTCCTTAGTAAATCGGCAGTAGCACACCCCGTGCTCATCCATAACATCCAACACTTTTGCAAACGCTAAGTCGGCGTCAGATTCTCCTTGACCCTGAAGAAGCTGAGACAAACTAACTTTTATTATTTTCGACATGTTTCCTTCGCTCCTGTACATTGTTAAGGATTCGTTTCTTTTCATCGTCGTTGGCGTATCCCCACGCTGCGACCTCATCTAAGGTGCGATGACATCCTCGACACACATTGGCGGAGTAGTCCAACTCACACACCTCAACGCACGGGGAGCTCACGCCGCCAAATATACGATCCCAACCTGCCTCAAACGCCTCCTTATTGACCGCGCGGTGACGCGATCCTTTACCTGCCTCTGCCATTTTTGTCCTCCCTCATCCCAATTAAAATACCCACCAAGATCACAAGTAGCATCCATAGCAAGAACTCGCCGGCGCCGCCGTTGGTCACAATGTATTGTTTTTCAACTAAGTTCATTTAGTCTTCTCCATTAGTTCGACATACCGGTTCAGGTACCACTGAGCCTTCTTGAGATCCTCAAGCGGGCAGTGTGACTTGATCCCCGCCCGGCTGATGTACTTCACCACATTGCCCAAGTGGTAGGGCAGCTCCTTGGCCTCAATAAAGTCGATCGTCTCAATCCCGCCGGACTTGTAGTGCGGCGGGTGGTTCACCATGTCGCTCATGTGTTCTTCTCCTTTAGTTTGGCTTCGATGAAATGAATGGCTCTAAAGATGTTGACGTGTTTATTGATTATTAAATCATCTTCAACTTGTCCGAAGGCCACACTATCAAAGCATTTTATTATTTCATCATCAGTCAGCCCAACCCATTCACGCTTTGTGTGCTTGAAATAGATTGTCCCACCGCAAGTGCATTGAACGGATTGCCAAGGCTCATGTTCACGTTTTGCAGTTTCATCGACACGTTCTTGCGATATGTCGATGGCGTGTACAGGTGCTGTGTCAAAGGTATAGGTGCTATTAAATAATTCACGACCAATTGGGTATTCCTCACCAGCCACACCACGCATGATTAGGTCATCTTCTTTGACTGGCGTGATGCCTTCCCGTGTACTTACATGGGTTTCGCCTTTGCGCTGTTCTCGTACATGAACAACAATTGGCAACTTTACACATGGCTTCCATTCTTCACCAATCGCCACAGGCTCAGGTTCAGGCTGCGCTAGTCGGTCACGCGATACTTTGTAAACTTGAATGTCGTCGTCCTCATCATAGTCCTCTGCCTTGCTCATAGCCGCCCTCCCATGACGTCGTCCTTGATGTTGTCAGCCATCCAGTTGGCCTCCATGTTGCTACAGTTCGCGGTCCAGTAGCGCATCTGATTGTCGGTCCTGCTGATGCTCACCACCATCACCGGGTCCTCATCGTTAACCTGAAGAAGTGCCTCCTCGAGCGCGGCCTTTGACGTCCACTTACCAATCCGTCCAACGATGCTCATAGCAGTGCCTCCCCGTAGACTAATGCAGGATCTACCTTGTTTTGTTTACTCTCACGCGCGAGTTTATTAAAGTACTTCACAACCAACTTGCGCTCCTCCGGTGTCTTGAACGGCCAATCCCAGCGCTCCTGGGTCATGCCTGATGGGTGCATCTGATTCATACTTTCTCCAATATGACGAACGCGACAACGTCGCGGTGATTGTCCGTGATTGTAACATGAGCCTTGTGCGGATATAGCCCAGGCTTCTCAATGAAGAGCTCAGGCTTGCCATTAAAATCGTTCAGTATCTGAACATCTTTCAGGTCTAACTCCGGCGTGATGCCCGTGCCCATAGCCTTCAGCGTAGCCTCCTTGGCCGCGAACCGGCGAGCCAAGTAGTTCACCGACATGGCGCGGTTGTCGGAGATCTGCGCGAAGTAGTTGAGCTCATCCTTGCCCAAGATCCTGTGCACGAACGCCCACGATTGTTTCTTGTAGCAGTTGCCCACATGGTCAATGCTCACAATGTCTGAGCCTATTCCGATTATCAAAATACTTCCTCTCTTTCCATTGTGTCGTTGAGGCTGTCGGCGTACTGCTGCGCCTTAGACGTGAGTCTGATACCCCGGTACACCTGCACCCGGTTGCCATTGGCTCGGTTCTCAGCCGTGGTGATGGGTTTGTCGCCCGTCGCCGCCAAGAACTTGCGCTTGAATGTCAGGTCGGTGCCGGGGTGCAGTCCCTTGTTCATCGACCACTTCTTGAAGACGTGGTACAGGTCGTCCTTGGACACCTCGCCCTCAGCGTCGAGCACCAGCACATCGTCGAAGAACGAACCTAGCGGGTTGGACAACTCCTCCATGACCCGCAAGAGATCGGTGCCAGACTTTGGTTGTATGAACTTGCCACCGCGAGCCAACCGCCTGCGAAGACCCACCATGCTCCAATTAAATATGCCGGAGAGCTCCGCCTTCAACTTGGCGGAGAGTTGCGTGTCCTCGCGCCCGTAGAATGAGTTCGTCATCTTGAGCACGATCATGCGACCCGTGAGAGCGTTTGAGTTCTCCGTGAGTTGCATGACCTCATTTGAGTAGATCACGATCCGGGTGGGCAGGTACCCGTTCCATGCCTCCTTGTTCTTGCGGTTTACAGTGACG